TGAAGTAATGACTAAACTAAGAACACTAGTACAAGAAACAGATATTGCTTTGATTGTAGTGTCTCACTTACGAAGACCAGATGGTAAGGGACATGAAGAAGGAGCAGTCACTTCACTTGCACAACTTAGAGGTTCGGGTTCTATTGCTCAACTATCTGATATGGTTCTTGGATTAGAAAGAGACAGTCAGAGTGAAGACATTGCACAACGAAACACAACCACATTGAGAGTATTGAAGAATAGATTTGTGGGTATGACTGGTCCTGCATGTTACTTATATTGGGACAAAGATACTGGCAGACTTAACGAAGTAGATAAACCTCAAGGTGATGAGACAGAAGAAGATAAATTTTAAATGGAAGGGATTAAATTGTGGGTGAAAGAAAACTGTTCTTGGATATCGAGACAACCGAAATTGTTAATGGTTCTGAATTACCTAACAAGATTTTTTGCTTGGTCACTATTTGTGACAAGGGCAATCTTGTATGTTATACTCCGAATGATTTACATAAATTTCAGAATGATGCGAAGAATTATCAAGAGTTTATTGGACACAACATCATAGGATTTGATGCTCCAGTAATCAAGAAAGTTCTTGGTGTAGATTTATTTAAGATAGGAAAGGTTACTGATACACTTATACTATCAAGATTGTTTAAACCAGTAAGAGAAGGTGGACATTCTTTAAGAGCATTTGGAAATAAGTTTGCTTACAATAAGTTAGAGTTCAAAGATTTTTCTGAGTTCTCTTTAGAAATGTTAGAGTATTGTATTCGTGATGTTAAACTTCTTAAAAAAGTTTATGAATTATTACAAAGACAAGGTAAAGGTTTCTCTCAAAAATCTATAGACTTAGAACATGATGTTGCAAGAATTATTGAGAAACAAGTACAGACAGGATTTCTTTTTGATAGTGAGAAAGCACACATACTACTTGCTAGACTTCAGAATAAGATTGATGAAGTACAAAGTAAAGTTAGAGAAACTTTTCCACCAATTAGAATTGAAGAAACTTTTATACCTAAGTCAAATAATAAAGCAAGAGGTTATGTTAAAGGTGAACCATTTACAAAGGTTAAGTATCAAGAGTTTAACTTAGGTTCACGACAACAAATAGGTGAACGACTTATGAAACTAGGTTGGAAACCTAAAAAGAAAACAGACAAAGGTCATGTAATTGTTGATGAAAAAGTTTTATCAGAGATTAAAAACATTCCCGAAGCGGAATTGATAAACGAGTTTCTTCTACTGCAAAAAAGAATTGCAATGATTAATTCTTGGATTGAAGCGGTAGCAGAAGATAGGAGAGTACATGGAAGAGTTATTACCAATGGTGCAATAACTTCAAGAATGAGTCATCAGTCGCCCAACATGGCTCAAATCCCTGCTGTGTACTCTCCTTATGGAAAAGAATGCAGGGAGTTATGGACAGTTCCTAGCGGATATAAATTAGTGGGAATAGACGCAAGTGGACTGGAGTTAAGAATATTATCCCACTACATGAACGATAAGGAGTATATTAATGAAGTCATTAATGGAGATATACACACTACAAATCAAACTCTTGCAGGGTTGGAAAGCAGAGATACTGCAAAAACATTTATCTATGCGTTCATTTATGGGGCAGGTGACAAAAAACTCGGAAGTATCTGTGGAAGGTCTAAAGAGTATGGAAGAAAGATTAAAGAAAGATTTCTTAAGTCTTTACCAAGTCTTAAAAAGTTGCGAGACAGAGTGGACCTCGCTTGTGGAAAAGGATATCTCAAAGGAATCGACCAAAGAAACCTCATCATCAGACAAAAGCACTCAGCAGTCAACACCCTCATCCAAGGAGCAGGGGCAATAGCAATGAAGAAAGCATTAGTATTATTAGACAGAGAGATTGAGAAAAATAATATTGATGCTTTGCCTGTAGCTAATGTCCATGATGAGTTTCAATATCAAGTAAAAGAAAATCAAGCAGAACAACTAGGACAACTTGCAGTTCAATCAATTACTAATGCGGGTAAGGAATTAAATATAAGATGTCCATTAACAGGAGAGTATAAAATTGGAAACAACTGGAAAGAAACACACTAAGACATTAGATACTTTAGTTCCCGATATTAATAATCTACTTACTAATCTTGGGGATGGTAAGAAACTAAAAGTTTCAGATGAACAACTAAATAAATTTTTAACTAATATCAAAGACGCAATAGTTGACTGGACTAATCCAGTTAAACAAGATAGAAGTTCTTTACGAATGTCTATACTTGGAAGACCATTGAGACAACTTTGGTATGACAAACACAAACCAATAAAGAAAGAAAAATCAAATCCTTCTTTACAATTAAAGTTTTTGTATGGACATATACTTGAACATCTTGTTTTATTCTTAACTGATTTAGCAGGACACGAAGTAACAGACCAACAAAAGAAAGTTAATGTTGATGGTATTATTGGTCATATGGATAGTAAGATTGATGGTGAAGTTGTTGATGTTAAAACTGCGTCAGCATATTCATTTAAAAAGTTTGAGAATGGAACACTTGCAGAGGATGACCCATTTGGTTATATCGCACAGCTAACAGGATATGAAGAGAATGAGAAAACAAAACAAGGTGGTTTTCTTGCAATCAATAAATCAACTGGACAACTTGCTTTATACAGACCAGATGATTTAACTAAACCAAATATTAAAACTTTAATTAAAGATGTTAAAGAGAAGTTAGATTTAAAAGAAGTTCCACCTAAATGTTATGAACCAATACCACATGAGAAAGCAGGTAACATGAAACTTCCTGCGGGTTGTGTATTCTGTTCACACAAAGTTGAGTGTCATAAAGATACAAACGAAGGTAAAGGATTGAGAGCATTTAAATATGCAAGTGGTAATGTGTACTTCACACACATTGCTAAAGAACCAAAAGTAGAAGAGGTGAAGATAATAGAAAAATAATTTATGTTGAAACACAAGCACTTACTTGTAAGAGCAGAAGTATTAGACCCACCCAAAGATTTAAAGTCAACTAAACTTTGGTTAAAAAAATTAATAAAAGATATAGACATGAAGATACTTGGTGGTCCATATCTAAAGTATTGTGACAACATAGGAAACAGAGGATTAACAGCAGTTACTATTATAGAAACTTCGCATATAGCAATGCATGTTTGGGATGAGGACAATCCCTCACTTGTTCAGCTTGATGTTTATTCTTGTAAAGATTTAGATGAAGAGATTGTTTTTTCTTATCTTTACAAGTTTAAACCAGTAAAGATGAGTTATAGATATTTTGATAGAGAAGTTAATTTTAAACTAATAAAGGTACAGAATGAATACAAAGCAAATAAAAAAAATTAGAAGAAGAGCAAAGACTATTATGGTAGAATGGCTTCACTCTCTTCTACCAGAACACGAAAGAAAACTAGTTAACGAAAAAAATGTACTAGATTATGCACCAAAACAAACACACTATGTATTTCAAAATCAAGTGCGACTATCTGCGTGGTCGTATAAGTGGATAATTAAGAAGTTAAAACGAAATCCATACTTGACATTTGAGCAACTTGATGCTATAATAAAGGGTACTGAAAATATTCCAAGCGGTATCAAAAGATGGTAAGATATAGGAGCAAATTTGAAAAAGAAATTATTACTAACCTTCCTAAAAAGATTAAGTTCTTTTATGAATACAAGAAGATAAACTATGTTCAACCGGCTATTCTTCGGACTTATCTTCCCGACTTGTATTTTCCTCATACTAATATCTTTGTTGAGTTAAAGGGTAGATTTACTTTAGCTGACAGAAAAAAACATCTGTACTTACAAAGTATGGGTGACTACGATATTCGTATCTGTTTTCAAAACGCAAAGGTAAAGATAAATAAAAATTCAAAAACAACTTATGCTGACTGGTGTACTAAGTATAAGATTAAATTTTGTGACAAGGTTATACCGAAAGGATGGATGACAAAGAATGGAAAGCGGTAAAGCATACATAGTATTTACACCAGTTGGTGTGGGCAAAACAAAAAAGATTGACATTGAGTTAGTTAATCTTGTAGAAGGTGACAGACAGGTAATGACTTTAGCACAAGGAACTTTTTGGTTTGCTAAAAAGAATCCTCAGTTAGCTACATATATAGGTATGAATGAATTTGAAAAGATAATGATAGGAGAAATGTTAGATGACAAAAAACATAACTAAAGAATATTTAGAGACAGCAGTAAAATTAATTACAGGTGAAAGGGCAAATGATTATGGTGATAAAGTAATTAATCATCAGAATATTGCTAAACTTTGGTCAGCATATTTTGACATACCAATTACAGGACATGATGTTGCAATATGTATGACACTTTTAAAAATTGCAAGAGCAAAATTTGGTAACCCAAAACCAGACACTTACATTGATGCGTCAGCATACATGTCAATAGCGGGAGAATGTAGAGAGAAAGAAGGAAAACAATGAAAATAAAAATAGACTTAGAAAGAGATAATAACTTAACACCATTTGGTATAGCAACAGTACAAGATAGATACTTAGATAAAAACGAAACATCACCGCAACATGCATTTGCTCGTGCTGCAAAATATGTTTCTACTTATAGAGGTACTACAGATTGGGATATGGCACAAAGAATTTATGATTATGCTAGTAACTTATGGTTTGGTTTTTCTTCTCCTATTCTTTCTAATGCAGGTACAAGAAAAGGATTACCTATATCTTGTTTCTTAAATTATGTACCAGATAGTAGAACTGGTTTGTCTTCTCACTATGATGAAAACATTTGGTTAGCTAGTAATGGTGGTGGTATAGGTGGGTACTGGGGTGATGTAAGAAGTGATGGTACTTCTACTTCTCATGGTTCTAAATCAACTGGGTCAATACCTTTTATGAGAGTTGTTGATAGTCAGATGTTAGCATTCAATCAAGGAACAACAAGAAGAGGAAGCTATGCTTGTTACATGGACATATCTCATCCAGAGATTGAAGAGTTTTTATTTATGCGTAAGTCTTCTGGTGGTGACGCAAACAGAAAATGTCTTAACCTACATCATGGTATTAATATTACTGATGAGTTTATGAATGCAGTATCTAAAAATATAGAATGGAAACTTGTTGACCCGCACTCTAAAAAAGTTGCAAAGTCTATTAATGCTAGAGAATTGTGGAGATTAATTTTAGAAACAAGACATGAAACTGGTGAACCTTATCTACACTTTGTTGATACTTCAAACAGAAGTTTGCCAGAGACACAGAAAAAATTAGGATTAAGTATTAAACAATCTAATCTTTGTAGTGAAATAACTTTACCTACAGATGAAGATAGAACAGCAGTTTGTTGTTTATCAAGTGTCAACCTTGCTAAGTATGACGAATGGTCAACATCAGCTACGTTTATTCCAGACATGGTACGAATGTTAGATAATGTTATTGAACATTTTATTCAAGCGACATATGATTTTACATATGATTACAAAGGTGATGTATTAGATATGAAAGTTAAAAAAGGTATGGAAGGATTTACTAAAGCAGGATATAGTGCATACAGAGAAAGAAGTTTAGGTCTGGGTGCTATGGGTTTCCATACTTATTTACAAAAATTAAATGTACCATTTGAAGGACCAATAGCTACAGGTCAAAATTTAAAAATGTTTAGACAGATAAAAGAGTTAGCTAGTAAAACTTCTATGGAGTTAGCAGAAGAAAGAGGTGAAGCACCAGACATGGAAGGAACAGGAATGCGTAACGCACACTTGTTAGCTGTTGCACCTAATGCTACATCATCAATTATTTGTGGAGGAACTAGTCCTTCAATCGAACCAATAAGAGCAAATGTATTTATACATAAAACTTTAAATGGTTCATTCCAAGTAAGGAATAGACAACTTCACAATTTACTTAAACAGAAATGGAACAACTCGGAGGAACTACAAAAAGAATATGATAGTGATTACCAACATTTCAAAGATAAAATCTGGCAAAGTATTAGTGAGAATACTGGTTCAGTAAAACACCTTGACTTTCTAACTGATTTAGAAAAGGATGTTTTTAAAACTGCAGATGAGATAGACCAAAACTGGGTTATCGAACATGCATCTAAACGACAAGAATTTATTTGTCAAGCACAATCAGTTAACTTATTCTTTGTTGCACCAAAGGTACAAGCTAAACAAGAAGAGCATGATAACTTTTTAAGATATACTAATAAGGTACATTATCAAGCTTGGAAAAAAGGATTAAAGAGTTTGTATTATCTACGAAGTAGAGAAGGTAAAAGTGCAGAGAATATAAATATAAAAGTCAAAAGAGTTAAACTAGAACAAGAAGCAACAGAGGAGGAATGTTTATCATGCGAAGCTTAAGTCCAATTTTTGATGAAAGAACTTATTATAAACCATTCGAGTACCCTTGGGCATTCGATTATTATACAATACAAAATCAGTTACATTGGTTACCCGAAGATGTACCAATGCATGAAGATGTGAAGGATTGGAATCAAAAACTTTCACCATCAGAAAAAAATTTATTAACACAAATCTTTAGATTGTTCACACAATCAGATGTAGATGTAGGTGCGGGTTATTATGAAAAGTATATACCTATGTTTAGAAAACCAGAACTAAGAATGATGATGGGTTCATTTGCAAACATTGAATCAATACATCAACATGCTTATTCTTTACTGTTAGATACAGTTGGTATGCCAGAGTCTGAGTACAAAGCATTTGCTAAGTATGAAGAGATGTCAGCTAAACATGATTACATACATCAGTTTAAAACTGGTGAGATTAAATCAAAGAAAGATTTAAAAGATGTAGCTAAAGCATTGGCAGTTTATTCTGGTTTCACAGAAGGACTACAATTATTTTCTAGCTTTGCTATCTTAATTAACTTTCAACGATTTAATAAGATGAAGGGAATGTGTAAGATTGTTGACTACAGTATTCGTGATGAGTCTTTACATGTTGAGGGTATGACAAAAGTATTTCGTACTCTTATCAAAGAGAACTTAGATATCTGG